GGGTTGCCGCCGAATTTCGCAATCATGTTCACGTTGGCGCGGGCGCGGCTCACGCCGGTGGCAATGACAGTGACCTGATAGGTGCGGTTCGGGTCCAGGTTGGTGGACAGCACCACATGCGTTTCGGTCATGGCCGCCCAGGTGTGCATGCTCACGTAGTAGGCCGACGTGTCGATGTAGCCGGCGGCGACGTCGTCGGCGCTGATGATGCCGGCGGCCAGCATGGCGCCGCCGGTAAGCAGGTCGCTCGGGGTGTGGAAGGCGCCCAAATCATCCTGCATGCGCACTTCGGCGATGCCGTTGTTTGAATGCGTGTTGAAGCGCAGCAGCGCGGCGCGGGCACCGGGGGCCGTGGTCCAGCGGGCGTAGTCGCCGCGGGTGAGCGCGCGCCGGCCGTTCAGGGTGGCGTTATCGGCCCAGCTGGCGCCGCTCCAGGTGATGCCGGCGGCGGCCCATTCAGTCACCAGGGTGGCGAGGTAGCCGGCGGCGTAATCGAGTTGCACCAGCTGGCGGGCTTCGGTGCCGCCGGGGGCGTTCGGGGAGTTGCGGAAAGAATGCACCAGCCAGCGCAGCGGGTCCAGCTGGTAGGCCAGCCAGTAGTTGTAAGTGGAGATCCGGCGCACGAAGCATTTTCCCTGCGGCATCGGCCGGGTGCGGGCCAGCAGTGCGTTGCGCAGCGGGTCCAGCAGCTGGCCGGTGTACTTGCCGATGGCGGTGTCCAGCCAGGTGCCCAGCGCGGCGCGCGTCGCGGCGGTCGGGCCGGCGACGTAGCCGGCTACGGCGGTGTCGGCCGGCACAGCGCCGGGGCCGGGGATGCCGGGAGGGCCGGCCGGTCCCTGCTTCATGGTGGTAATGACGGCATCGGCGGTTTGCGACTGGGTGCGCAGTTCGGCGGCGAAGTCGGAAATGGGCAGGGTGTCGGCCGGAAGGTTGAAGCCTAGCGGGGTGGTGGCCATGGGGTTATGGTCCGATTCTCTTGAAGTGGGCGAAGGTCAGCGCCGGCCCTACGGTGTTGCACTTGCCGGCGGCGAAGGTGGGCGAGGCTTTGAGGCGGGCCGGGGTCCAGTAGTCGGCGTCGGCCGGGATGATGGGCTGGCGGGCCAGGGTCAGGGTGATGTCCCATTTTTTGCCGTTCCATTCGGCGTTGCCGCCGATAATCAGGCCGCGAATATCCGGCTGCGCGTTGTCGGGTCGGGCGCCGGTCACGCCGGTGATAACGAGCATTACGGAAAACCGAGAGGTCGGGGCCAGCAGGTAAGACAGGGTCGGCAGGGGCAGCGCGTCGGAGTCCTTAATTTTGATCGTCTTCGTGCGCCACTGCGCGCCGTCGCGGGTCAGCCAGTGTTCCATCAGCGGGGCCAGCTGCGCGGTGCCGTAGTCGCGGGGCAGGTCGGTGTCCAGGGACACCGATTTGACACCGTACGTTTTGCGCAGCGCCGTGGTGTTGACGTAGGTCCGGGAAATCTTCGCCACGGTTTCGGAGTCTTCCCACTCGAAGTCGTCGGCGTTCCATTTCCCCGGTCGAATCGCGTTCATGGTCACTTCGGTAATCACGTCGTCAGGCTCCATGGCCCAGCCGGCGTCGTCCAGAATTTTGGACGCCGATAGTTGCACGATGAAGGAACCGGCGTTGGTCGGCGCGCCGGGGGTCGCTGACCACGTGCTGTCGGCGGCCTTGACCAGCTTGTCGGCGGCGACGTCGCGGGCGGCGTCGGGCATGGCCACCAGGGTGCGGGTGACTCCTTCGCCGGGGCGGTAGTAGCTCGCGTTCCGGCGCACCATCAGCTGCGCGCGCAAGTATTGATCGAACATCTCGAGGAAGGGTTTGGTCTGGTAGTGCAGCGCGGCGTGGATGCGGTTCGGGTAGGGCACCGGGTAGGCGGCCAGGGTCCAGTCGTCGTCAAGCCAATACTGCATGTGGCCCATCCGGTCGGCGCCGGTGGCTTCGGCGCTGTTGACGTCTTCGAGTTGCAGCGCTTCTAGGTCGGCGGTCAGGTCGGTGGCTTCGATGCTGATGCGCAGCGCGCCGGCTACCTCCTCGTCGGGGTGGGCTTCCATGCGGGCGATTCTGCCCACGAAGTAGGTAAAGTCCGTTTCGGCGCCGGTGGTCGGGTCATGGTAAATGGCCACGATTTTACCGGGCTGCAAGTCCAGGGAACCGGCTTCGGCCTTCACCAGCACTTCGAAGGATGCCGATTCGGTGGTCTGCATATCGCCGTCGTTGTTTACGCCGAAGTCGATGGACAGGCCGGCCAGCACCGGCCGGCTACTGCCGGCGGTGCCGTCCAGCTCTAAGCCGTCGATGTAGACGTGCGGGCGCGGGTGTCCCATCAGCGGGACACCTTGCCGGTGGAGCGTTCATAGGTGCGGATATAGCCGGCGAGCTCCTTGCCAAGCGCGGCCTTATCGGTGCCGGGGCCGGCCTTGACGTCGATCTGGTAGGTGTTGTGCACGATGGTCGGGCCGGCGCTGCGGAACGCACCAGAGCCACCACCAGCCAGCGCGCCGGCGGTCGCGCCGAAGCTCGAGCCGAAGCCGGCCGGCGCTGCGGCGCCGAAGCCGTACGTGGCGGGGGCCAGCTGCGCGCCGGCGTTCGTTACCGTAGCGAGACTAAGACCCATGGGGCCGCCACCGTCGCCGGCGCCGGCGGCTTTGTTCTTCGCGCCGAAGAGGGATTCAAACCAGCCGATAGCATCCTGTACCCACTTGATGGCGTTCTGGATGCCGCCCACGATGCCGTCTAGCGCGGCCTTGCCGGCGTCGCCCATGATGCGCAGCGCACCTTCGACGCCGCCCACCGGGGCCAGTAGATCGTCAATCCAGGCCAGTACCTTATTGATGCCGTCGACTACCCATTGCCAGACGGCCACGGCCACGGCGCCCATGGCGTTCATGGCGTCTTTGAACCATCCGACATTGTTGTAGGCCCAAATAATGCCGGCCACCAGGGCAGCCACCAGCAGGATTACCACGCCGATAGGGTTAGCGCTCATGGCGGCATTCCAGGCCCACTGCGCGGCGGTGGAGACGGCAACGGCGGCCTTGCCCACCAGCTGAATGGCGTTCCACGCGCTCATGGCGGCATTGACCAGCCACACGACGGCGGCGAAGCCGGCCACGGCTACAGCCAGAGGGCCGAGTACGGGCGCGTACTGACTCAGCGTGGCAATAATCGGCTCCAGCACGGGCAGGGCTGCGGCGCCGATCTGCGCGAAAGAATCCATGGCCGTGCGCTTCAGTGACTCGAGAGCCACCGAAGGGCCGCCGTTGATGGTGGTGCCCATGCGGTCGGCGGCGCCGGCCACCGAATCGAACTTATCGCCCATCGGGTCGATGGCGCCCAGGAACTCGGGTATCTTCGCGGTGCCCAGGTCTTCCAGGGGCGTACCGAAGAGGCCGATGGCGGCTTGCGCTTGCTTCGCCGGATCTTCGATGCCCTGAAGGCCGGCCACGGTTTTGGCGAAGGCTTCTTGCGCTTGCGGGCCGCCGGCGGCAATCTTGCGGGCCATCTCTTCGGCGTCCAGGCCGATGGTTTTGTACGCGTCCGAAGTCGCCTTGCTGCCATCGGTGGCCCTGATGGTGAACTCTTTCAGCGCGTCGCCGGTCTTATCCATGGCAATGGCGCCGCCCTTGGATGCTTCGGCCATGATGCCGAAGGCCGTAGTGCCGTCGATGCCCAGGTCTGCAAAGTGCTTGCTGTATTCGTCCATGACGGGGAATAGCTCGGCTTGCATGGCCTTCGGCACCTTCTGCAAGCTGGCGGCCATCAGGTCGTAGGCTTCATCGGCATTCTTCGCAAGGCCGGTCTTCATCAGAATGCCGGCGGTCGATACGCCGTCGCCCACTTCTGGGAAGGTCGCGGCAAGGTCCAGGGCTTTTTTCGTCAGTCGTTCGACGTCGGCGCCGCCGTTCGCCGCGAAGGTGGTAAGCGTCGACGCGACGCCGGCAATGGTGCCGTTGACCTGCTCCAGCGAATCGCCGTACGCGTTTTTGTAGAGGTTGCCGGAGAGCGCGCCGGCCTTCTTCGACTCTTCTGGAGACAGGCCCATGGACGCGGCCAGCTGCCGGTTCGCGCCATCGGCCTTCATGGCCGAATCCAGGCCGGCCACCAGGGCCACGCCGGCCGCGCCGCCGGCGAGAGCAAGGCCCTTCTTCGCGCCGTCTACCGCTTTTTCAAGGCCGCTAATTTCCTTCTTCGCAGTGGCAGCTGCCTTCTGCGCACCGGTCGCGTCGCCGATGATCTTCAGCGAAAGAATGGCGGTCTTGCCGGCCATGGGTGCCTACCTTCGGTTTGCTTGCGCTCGGGCTTCGTTCTGCTCTTGCAGAATGTGGATAGCCGTCACGATGGTTTCGGAATCTTCGGCCAGCCAGCTGGCAACCGGGATGCCGGTTGCCAGCGCAAGGGCCGTAATCAGATAGTGTGCGGATTCGTCAGGGTGTCTTTTCCCAGGCCGTCCACCGTGTCTTCGGCGTCGTCGTCGCCGGCCAGGGTCACGTCGGCCACCGTCTCTACCCACTCTTCCCACGTCGCAGTGTTCGGGTCTTCGCGCTTCGAGGCGGACCATGCGCGGAAGGGCTGCATCTTCAGCGCGTTCTCCTGAAGGCTGCCCCACCGGGGGTTGTTCTTCAGGGTGCGCTCAAAGTTCAGGGTGTCGCCCAGGTTCGGGGTAACGGTGCGCTCGGTGCCGTCCATGTGGGTAATGGTGAGTCGCTGAAGTGCCATGGTGTTAGATCCTGTTCACAAGTTGGTTTAGGTGGTCTTCGTAGACGCGCACCCACCGGCCTTCGCTGGAGGTCGCGCCATCGGACAGAAAGAAGCTGCCCTTGATATTGCGGGCGGCCCATCCCCAGTGAATCGCCGGCGCATACGGCACGCGCTTCGTGCCGGCGCGGAGAATGCCGGCGGTCTTCGTGCCGGCGGCCCTGATGGTGCGCTGGAGGTTTCCAGACTTCACCGGGGCCAGGGCCGCGGAGGCTTCGGCGGCGATACCGGCGGCTTCGGCGTGGGCGGCCTTCAGGTCGGTAATGCCGTCTTCGACGTCGGCGAGGCCGGCGCGCAGCTGCCGGCCGCCGTCCAGCCGGAGAGTGAAGGCGCCCACGGCTTAGAGCAGCGGAATGTTGTATTCGGTCGGGTCGCCCACCAGCGCGAATTCAAAGTCTGTGGTGTTGCGCGTCTTGACGTCGCCGCCCACTTCGAGGGGCACCACCTTGACTTTGCCTTTCCAGCCGTAATCTGAATTCGCGGTGGACGGCACGAAGTCGAAGTCAAGCACCAGCATCTTATTGACGAAGGCCCAGTGAATGAGGTCGGTCTTCTTATAGGCCTGAAGGATGGTGCCGGAGAGTGCCCAGGTGAGTTCATCATCGCCGGGCAGCACTTCGCCGGAGAGAACCGTGATGGCGTCCGATGCGCTGTAGCTCGGGGTCAGCTTGACGTTGGTCAGCTGCGCGCTGAATTCCTGCGCGGTGCCGGTCGGGCCGATCTTCAGAGAACCGGGGCCAAGCAAGTGGGACTGTACGGGGGTTGCAACCATGGCGGGTAGCTCCTAAATGAGTTCGGTGAAGGTCAGCACGTAGGCCGGGTATTCCGGCATGCTCGGGTGCTGGAAATTGGCGGGGTCGGCGGTGTCAATATCCAAGGGCAGCTGCAAGGCTTCGATAATCGGGTCGATGGTTTCCCACGCGGCCAGCCGGTCGGCGTACGGGCCGGC